GCGAATTCAACAGTTGGAGTAGCAGTGTTGATAGAAGATATGGTTTTGCTTAAATTGATATTTATGCCTAGATCTGACATGATCTTAACATATTTCTCCATTTCTTCCTTTGTACCAGTGAACATTAAGTCATCACCAACTAGTCTATACCTTTCATGGGGAATACCCACTAAGTGATTTACTATGTAATGATGAGTTATTGCCATTGATACTCAGGATGAGAAAAGCCCCATACCTTGACCAACAGCATATCTAATGGGCTGGGCGTTATTCATCCCAGATTTTTCAGTAGAGTACTCACTATCTACGATGTCGAGTCAATTCCGAGCTATCTCTGAACCGCGGTAACCCATCGCAGTTCATATACCTTGAATAAGGCGGGCTTGTAAGTGGCGAGGCATTCTATCTGTCGCAGCAGATAAATCTAGTGAAAAGTATGAACTGTTTGGTTTTCTTTCAACTATCTCCATTCCTGAAGGATGGTCAAAAGTACAGTCTGACGGCAACGTAGACAGAAGTTCAAATAGTCCGAAGTGGATACCACTAAGTGCTGTTTGAGTAACTCAATCAACATTAGCAATAATACGAGCTTTACCTCCAGGAGCAGTGAAATGGAATAAACGTGAATGTATTGCTCCCTTCATAAATTCTTTATCTATTTGTACGTTTGTAACTAGTGTTTTAACAAGTAGATGGAATTCTTTGTAACCTTTGAATTGGCCAGATAGTGCTAGGATAGCATTGAGTAATTTTGGATCACTCGCTACTCCGGCAATGTCTTTAAACATATTAGACGCGGCTGCCCCTCCATTAGGGGAGGAGGCATTACCAGAATAAATTGATAGCTTTGAACTATTCTTCACACTAGACAGATCAAGTGTTTTTACTCACTTGTCTATCTGCTCTGAAGAAAATTCACTGTTAATAAGACTACTAATAGTTTTATTACCAGAGTATACCGATTTCACAGTTGAAACATCTGGGATTGATTTCACCTTGAATTGACGATATACGACCACGGCTGAGAAAATTAAAGTAAGTAATTTACCTTTAACTTTTTCATCAGTGATGCTATCAATGTCTAATAATAGTTTTGGAAGACTTTGAAATAGCACCTTAGATGTAGTAGTAAATTTACCTAGTTCTAAATTCTCTGGCATGATGTATTCTCTTTTAAGGATATATTGTTCCAAGAGTTTAAACAGTTTAATGATATCTGCTAAATTTAAATTAGGTAGCCTCTCTGGACCAGCATCTTTTTTTACATCTCCCATAAACACCGCTAAGTCTTGACTTATTCGTTGTCTATGAGCTGTTCTCTTTCTTGTCTTTTTCTGCTTCTTGGTAGGTTTAAATCTATCATCTAGCATAAAATTAGAGATGGAAAACAGATGTTGAAAAAACAATTCAAAACGTTCAATTATATCTTTAGATAAACTTGGAGAAACGTCATTCAGACATCTCAATATTAAAAGAGAGAATATCTGAGATCTAGTGAGATTTTTTTTAGTTTTTATCATATTTCATGTAGTTTGTAATCATTCGGCTCCATGTATCAGGGGTCTAGAGCTTCTTTTATTTATACAGTCAGATCGCTATTGCTGAATATTGACATAGCGTCGGCGGCTGTCTGAGTAAGTGAGGAATTACTCAAATTAGTTTGAAATATGATAAGTAATTTGTAAGGTACAATAATAAACTCTCACGAGTTGGGCCTTTATAAAATGATTCTATATAGTCGTTTGTGCTAGCCAGCTAAAACTATTATTAAGCGGCGCATTATCAGAGTATAGTTCTAATAAAGGAATGGATATTAACGCGAAGTATCCATTTAAATACCTAGTATTAGTAGTTATATTATATGTTTGAAGGGGCTCAAAGCCCCGACATATAACATAAAATGCAACCATACATTGCATAATAGCGTGTTTAACAACTATGTTGAAACGCTGTGTGGACAGGGGGAAAAAGATAGGCAAATATTATTTACGTAGCCCTCCCCAAATCTGTAGTTGATGAACGGCAATTTCTATTAAGCGCGTAAGCTTGATGAGAATCCCACTCACTTAACTATCTTTACACATAAGACTAAATACCTTATTTCCAAATGTGTCTCGGTCCCTTGTACACACATCTGAACTATCACACCGGCTTCATTAAACTTTATGGTGAATCAGAGATAAAACAGCTGACTCCATTGTAAGTCACTCATTTAATATAAATAGATGGTTTATAGATTCTTCTGGTTCAAAGAATCTGAGTGATTTCCTGGCGTGATTTCGGTCCTTCGATGGCATCTAGCCATCTGAGGGTTGAATCATATTGTTGTATTGTCCTCACAATTACTTATTATTTTTTAACTAATGTTGAGTTTTACTCACCTTTTTGTTATAGGATTTTAGTATATCAATCAATAAGGTCCGTTCCCTTTTTGAGAGAAGTGGACTACCGATTGATTCAAGGTCGTAGCTAATTAAATAGGCGTTAACCAAACGATCGTGGATCATAGTAGCTGCGGCTATACAACCATCGTCTGCATAGGAAAGTAAAAGTATAGAGTCGCTTATTTCTTTAGACTTTATAAGATCTGCCAAATTACGCATTACGCATTGTGACTCTAATGTAGCTAAAAAGGACAGTTGTTGTAAACGTTTAGGGTTAGATATACTTGTAACGTGCTTTTCTAACATTATCTCACGAATCCTTGAAAAAGATTCGATCGATACCCAACTGGTGTTTTCTTTGAAACTAGATAACTTCTGGATAAATAAAATATCCTCCCACGGTACGTTTAATTTATCTCACATGTAGTAAGCTATTTCTATTGTCTGTTGAGCAGTCATTTCTGTGATTGCTTCAGTAATATTATAGATACCTTGTGGTGATATGGATTTCTGTAATATTTCCACACTTGTTTCGAATGGACATAGTCCTTCTCTTCAAGCGAATAATCTACCGATTGGATAAGGATATATACGTATACCATCAATTATATAGTTTCTTGCGAATTCAACAGTTGGAGTAGCAGTGTTGATAGAAGATATGGTTTTGCTTAAATTGATATTTATGCCTAGATCTGACATGATCTTAACATATTTCTCCATTTCTTCCTTTGTACCAGTGAAC